ACCGCGCAGCAGGTAGAGGAAGCAGCCATGGACATTTTGCTTTCTAACAAGACAAAGAAATGGCGAAAAGTGGAGTTCAGCGAAGTGGTAGCTGACATGGTCGATCTGTCGCCCAAGTATGTTAATCGAGAGTATCTAAGTGTCATGCGCTGCGATCACGATAAGGAATTGTGGCACCATTATCATCCGCGAGATAGCTTTCCGAACTACCGATATAGCAGTGAGAGAAAGGTTTCATTTGCGCCAAAGAAGAAGAAATAAGGGGCATATTTGATGGAGAACATAGTAGGAACAAAAGGGTCACTGACCATGGTCACTGGATGGTCACTGACCATGGTCACTGGATGGTCACTGACCATAGAATGGTCACTGAATGGTCAGTGGAGGGTCAGTGAGAATTAAGCATCAATACCAAGCACTTAAGCTATGGTCACTCATGGTCACTGGAGGGTCACTGAATGGTCACTGACCATAGAAAACACAAAACGAGGATAAGTATTATTATATATCTATCTATAGATAGAGATATATAATAATATACCTGTGGTTTCTAAAAATTAAACATGTTATCCTTTTTCCGTCGGGCGTATGGCCCAGGAGTTTTGTGCTATTGGAAATCGTCGGAGACCCGTGGCTTATGCGAACGATGCTTCAAGGATTTAATTATTTCTTGCTGCAGTTCATCAGCCACAAAGTCTCTCACAATGCCTCCAAAGAGCGATTTGTTTGACGCATGAAGCAGAGCCTGATCTACGGCCAACGTTTGGTTTCTGTCGTCTTTCATCAGTGAATAGTCCTGTACTCATGGGGTGCCTCAATTTCAGAGGGTTTCAGCTCGTTAAAGGTATTCATAAATGATTTTTCTATGGTCTTGGCCCAATCGAAGCTTAAAGGCTGTTCATCGTTCAGAACTATCCAAACGGTTACTAGCGTGTCAGCATCCTGGGGGTGTGAGTAGTCCGAATGTGATATGCCTAACCATCCGAATGAGTTTTCGAGATTGGCATAATGCCCACAAACGCAAGCGTCGGATTGTCGCAAGCTTGGAAAAATATTAGTAGCTTTACTTAGAATGTCGTACTTGTAATCAAGCCACACGTCCCAAGGGTCTTCCGGGTAGTATTGACCGCCGAGGCGTTGCCTGGGTAGCTCGAAATAGCGGTAGGCTACCAAAGCAGCTTGCTCGGGGTAGATTTCGTTAGGGCCTTTAATGTGCATGGTATTACCTTTCGATGTCTGCTAAATCAGGCGTTAGCGTTGTTATGAAATATTGACCATTTTTCTGGGTGAAGTATGCTTTATTTTTTGCCGTTTTGCAATCGGTTTGAAACAATTTTCCGATATATTTTTTTAAAGCAAAGTGACCCTCACCCTTAACCAAAAAAGCTTGGCGATGGTTTTTTCTGTTGGCTCTACCCAGTAAAATATAAGTTTCTTGGTTATCGAATAGGTAGGAATGGAGGGTTTGTAAATAGTCGAAATCTCTCGCCGCCATTAGCCAGGAGGTTTCGCTCCGGTTTCTATCGCGCCCTTTGCATCGCACAACGTCTATATCCAAATATGAGCATTCTCTCTGAAAGCGTTGATCGTCGTCGATTGCGGAAGTGATCACAAAGGATTTTTGTGAGTTATAAAAGTCAATTTCAGATGTCATTGATAGCATTTTTTTATACTCCTTTTAGTTAAAAGTGTCGTTGTTGCGTAAATCGTCGAACACTGCATCTGGTATCGGCTGGCCAAATCGTGCCGCGAAAATCGAATGGTTGTTGTCATTGCAATATTCGATGCGCTCTTTTAACGATAAATCTTCCCAGTAATCCATAATAGCGTCACACTGCAGGTCGCTATATTTCTCATCATCCAGGCACGGGTAGTCCGCTAGTTCCGATAGCAGCTCCGCACATTCGATCAAAATTTCGTCGTGGGCGTCTTTGCGAACGATAATATCTTCGAGCCATCCGCAAGCCCAGTGACCAGCCCGGAAATCATAAACCTTGTCGCGCTGATCATGCTTTACGGCTAGTTGTGTCAGGTTAAATAAAACTATGTTGTAGTTCATGTCTTCCATAATGTCGCTGTCACGGGTTCTAGCGTAGATCGAATAGTCGCCTACTGGGTTTGCGTCCTCTTTATATGCGACGTAATCGCTAGGGTTTTCCCACACATAATTTTCCAGAATTTCTCGCGCGCGTTCGATAGATAAATAGCTCATTTTTTTAGCTCCTTTTTAGGGTTAGGTAGTGCGGTTATTGTTATCTCTTTTACACCGGTTTTTGACGATAGAAAAGCGAATTTTAGGCCATGCCAATTTAGGCTTAAATCTTCCTTATGCAGCTCGGTTACTTTATCGCTTCGCTCATCGTCGTAGCGTGTCGTTATTTTGAACATTCTCATTCTATTACCCCCAACGTTCGGAATAATAGGCACTGCTATCCGGCAGTGAGTTTATAGCATCGCTAGCCTTTTTAGAGATTAAATTGTCGGATACTTTACGCCAAGCTTTTACCAATTCCGTGTCCTGCCGATTTTCCTCTACATGGCAGGCTTTTTCATCGCAGATATGCACTAGCATCATCATTACCTCAGCAATGCCTCTGTCGTCTATAATTCTCTCCAAGGCGTCTAATGCTTTTTCTAGGTTTTTCATTTCTTGGCGGCTGGCTATGGTTTGCATTACTTTATCCCCCCTACACCAACAACGCCTTCCGCTAAAACTTCGTGGATACCAGCCCCTTGGTGCGTGACTTGCTGAACTCTGAATTTATTCTGCTGAGTTTCCTCGTCATACCACAGAACGGTTTCAATCGCGCCGTTCCAACACGCAGTGTTAGTGCTAATGCCTGTAGACTTGTGGCCCCTGGCGGTTGCTACGGTTTTACGTGCGCTGGTCGGAATACTCGCATAAAAATGTGACATTTAATTAATCCTTTCGATTGGGTTTGATTTTCTCACCCCCTAAGGTCCGCACTCGGTTTTGAGATACGGACCTCTTGGGGGAGTAGTCTATGGGCACCTCTTTTAATTTTTGTCTATGTAACTCTCAAGCTCGGCTTGCTTGATCATCCGGGCGATTACAAACAGCCCGATTATAAAAGGTAGTATTACGATTGTCAAAGTCATAAAAGCGCTCATTTTTAATTCTCCTTTCGAGATACGATCTCAGCTATTTCTTCTTTAATCTTCTGCCTAAGTTTTACTTTCAGCACTTTAGCTATCAATTCAGGCTGATCTCTCAGCACCTCCTCAATCGTAAGCTTATACGTTTTCATTCCCATTGTTCCTTTCCTTTTATTGCGTCATTATGTTTTACTCGAACTCGCGTAAACCGTCAATAAATAAATTGGTGATAATTGTTCGCCTTCCTCTAAATGGCCCTTTTTAGGTGCCAAGGCCTGCCCACACACACACAACCGCAAAATCCTGGACGACGGTGCCTAGGCTGCTCCCCGGTATCACGTGATGCCGGTGCGGTGCCGGTGCGGTGCCGGTGCCGGTGCGATGCCCTGGCGATGCCGGTGCAAAGCCAAGGCAAAACCTTCCGGCCAGCCCTGGCGATGCCCTGGCGATGCCGGTGCAGAGCCGAGGATGGGGGGCTTCGCTTTAGAACGACTTCGGGGCGGGGGCCCCCTGATCGTCGCCCATACCTCCCAGATCGCTTCAGAGTAATTTCCGGCCCCCCTTTGCTACTTTCCTTTATTATCAAAGACTTACCGGAGCCATCCTTAATATATAAAAAAAACCACCATAGAAATCAGCCGTGTATCTAAAATACCCTTGACTACTCAACGCAAGCCAGGGTATAATAGCAGCAGGAGTAAAGCTTACCGCAGTTCCTCTGGAACATAAGCTAGGCGATTCTCCCTTGGGGACGCAGCTCGGGCTCCTTCCCCGGCCCTGAGCGCTCCCCATAGAACAACTAAGGGAACTAATGGCACGTAGACAGAAAGCTATACGCAGAACGACGAAAGGCAAAGGAGCTAACTACCGGCCTACTAAGTCCGGTGCTGGCATGACGGCCAAAGGAATTCGCGCCCATAAAAAAGCTAACCCAGGTTCTAAGCTAAAAGGAGCCGTAACAGGTAAAGTAAAGAAAGGTAGTGCTGCAGCAAAGAGACGTAAAAGCTATTGCGCTAGATCAGCAGGGCAGATGAAGAAGTTTCCTTCTGCAGCAAAGAATCCAAAAAGTAGACTAAGGCAAGCTAGAAAACGGTGGAAGTGTTAAATGGACATTTACGGTTACATAATTTTTACATACAGTGATTTCGGTAACTTTTGGCTGTTTTGATGAGTAAGAAAGACGATATAAAAGAACCATCACTTCGCCACATGGCGGTGATTGACACGTACTTTAACAACGGTTTTAAAGAGCGTGAAGCGTTAATGAACAACGGGTATGCTGAAACAACTGCGAAGCATATGCAGCATCAGGTGTTTCACCGCCCAGACGTAGTAGCTGAGATTAATCGACGTAAAGCGCGTCTTGCTAACAGGTTTAAGTTAGACCAGGATTGGATTGTAAGTCAGCTAGTTAACAGAGCCAGGGCCGGGGAGACTCTCGCTAAGTTCAAGAAGGTAGATGATGACGGTTCGTTATTCTGGGACTTCACCAGCGCTACCGAGGAAGAGCTTTCGTTAGTCGAGGATATGGGCGTTGAATTTAAAAAGGGTAAAGACGGTATTAACGTCAAGAAGTTTACGGTCAAAACGCCCGACAGCCACGCTGCTCTTATGGCACTTGGCCGACATCTAAATATCTTTACCGATAAGATAGAGGTAACGGGAAGTTCCTTGATTGAGAGATTACAGGCGGGGCGAAACCGTCTTGCCGCAGGCGAAGATATTACTGATCCTGAAACTAGGCACTAAGAAAGCGGAACTGTTTATAATGTCGTTATACAGAAATATGAATCGTAGAAAGAAAGCCGGAACATCTCGTTCTAAAAGTAAGTCAACAATCGCCCCCAAGACCTACGCCAAGATGAAATCCAAGAAAGGCGGCTTTGCTCCTAAGAGAAAGCGTAAGTAGTAAACCTGGGGAAGAGTAAATGGCAGCTCTAACAGCCGACGAAGAGCTAATGGACGCTCTGGCGAACCTGTACGCTGACCCGCTTGGTCACGTTATGTTCTCCTACCCATGGGATACCTACGCTCCGATACAGCTAGTAGAGTTGGACGAAGAGTACGCAGATAGGTTTAACGCCAAGTACGGCCCTGATAGATGGGCCTGCGAGTTTCTCGACGGTCTAGGGCAGAACATCAAAGACAATAAATTTGACGGTAGAAACTCAGTAGCTCCCTTGCTGTACGCTACGGCCAGCGGACACGGTATTGGTAAGACAGTTCTCGTGGCCTTCAT